CCTGATTCACCTGCAATAGTCTTAGACTCTGCTCTATCTATTAAGCCTTGCTTCTGTCTTTCACTAGCTTCTAGTGCAGTCTGTTCATTAATCTGTTTTTGTTTCTCAGCTGTTTGTGCATACTGAGATTCTAAGTTAGCTTGAGCTGCATCTGATTGTGCACTAGCTGCTGACTGTCCACCCATGAAAGAGGAGGCTGCACTAGCAACTGTTAAAGCGGTCATTACATCACACATAGTTGTGCTCCTTTTTATCGAATGGGTAAAATATTACGTCTTTAAATGTAATAGGTTGTTCTTTGTATACCTTGAATCCTAAAGATGTAAGCCACTTTTGACTCCTTCTATTATCTTTGGATACATAGTTATAGAGATGTTTCTTAGATCCAAATAGCTTCTTAAGATACTCAGGTCCTTCTTTAATAAACCTTCGTCTATACTTAGAGAAGAAGAGTTCACAAGATAAGAACCAAGGTATTCCTGAGTCTTCATCCATGTCTCTTACACCAAATATGGCAACACACCCATCCTCTTCATCTACTACGGCATACGTATCTGTAGAAGTTTCTACACATAGATTAAGTATCTCTTCTAACTCTAGGTTAGGAGACGCTACAGTGATCTCTACGATGTCCTCAGGTCTTAGACGTGGTGCTAAGTCCTTAGTATGTTCAGTTGTGGGTGTTATTATTTGTACCATGATTTACCTTATTGATGTCTTGAATGACTTGTAGTTAATGCTTCATATTCAGCACCCTGGATTGATAGAGGGAACATAGAGTCAGATTGAATTGTTATCTTTGACTGTTCACCATCACCAAATATAGGGAATCTAAAGTTACCTCGACTGATTACAGCTTCACCAACCACTAAGGTTTCATCACCCAGTGTAGGGTTAAGCGTATATTCATAAGGGTCAGAACCTTTGAGCTCTACAGTTACTTTGAAGTAACCAGAGCGGTCATAGAACAAATGCATGTTCTTAAGGTTAAGCTTATAATGAGGGACTGCTAGTTTCTGTGAGTCCTTATAATAAATAGGACTAAGTTGATACTTAAAGTTATACTTCTTACCTATGGTTACAGGGTGTGCTGACCAGTCACCTAAGACTTCTAGGGTGTACGTGGTGGCAGCTAAGAGGTTTAATGTACCTCCAATTCTGCCTTCAAACTCTGCTCCTAAGACACCTTGCCATCCTGCTCCTGTTGTAGGATAAGGGACAGTCCATGTAGTCTTTGTAGTTTCTTCATTATAGACACCTGTAATATCAAGGCGGTGATCTAAGTGAACTAAGAAACCTAAGTCTTCTTCGACTTGGTTATAACTAAAATCCATTACTTCTAAGTAAGTACCATCATATCTATTGATTACTAGATACAGTTTATTATCAATAAAGTCTGCATTAAGTATGGTATCTTCTGAAGATATAACAAACTTAGACCATGAGCTTTGTACCTTCTCATCAGGCGTAGCCCAATAGTATTTATATATCCACATAGCACTACGGTCTGATTCACACAGAGCTATGACAGTATTTTCTAAGTCACTTGAGGCTAACTTATAACAATCCTGAGGTATATACCTAGGGCAATGAGCTGTTACATCAGCTGCTTCATTGTTATATGTTAATGGTTGTACTTCATATTCTTTTAAACTTGTTGATTCACCTTTGTCTACTGCAAAATATAAGCTTGTACCTGCAGACACAGGTTGAACCTTAGTGTTTACATTGTATTCTGTTGTTACATTGATTGCTGCTGTTTTAGGTGTTAAGACATCCTTAGCAGTTAATTGAAACTGAGCTTGGTCAGCGAATAACATTAAGGAAGTATTGTAGGAAGTAGCATGTTTAAGTGTAGCTACTTTATTGTGAGAGACTGAAACATCTACAGGATCTGTATCCAATATAGTTGTTACAGTTTCAGGGAAGAAATTAAAGAACTCTCCTGCTCGTGAGAATATAACATTCTCTCTTGATAGGAAGCCTAATCTATTTCTGTGGAAGAATACATCTGTAATTTGACTGTCTGTGAATGAAGGGAACTTGGCAGTGTTGTCATCTCCAACGTACCTAGGGTCCCAGTCTAATACTTTAAAATCAAAGGTTCCATCACCATTGTCAATTAATGCATGAGGCATTGTATTAGGATTTAATTCAATACTTAGTCCGGGCTTAACTGTTTCTCGCCATACTTCATCTACTTTCTTTACATAGTAGTTATCAAAGTTGTTAGAGCCTGACCCTGCTATTTCATAGTAACCACCTGTATCATCAGGTAGATCAATAAATTGTTGTACTGCACCGTCTAAAGGTCCAGGAGCAACTGCGTCAGTCTTTGTTATGGTCTTAGTCTTGTTTACAATAAATGTATAATCAGCAACAGTGACACAGGAAAACACTTCACTAGGTTTAGGTGTGTTTATATATTCTTTTCCATCAGGATAATTAACTGTCTTTGAATTACCTTCTAAATCATAAACATATAATTCATTCTGTTCAATCATCACTACATACTGTGAGAACTTATCTCTATTAATAGTATGTATATAAACATCTTCTTTAGATGTATCTGTGAACTTTGCTATATGTCTGGTAGGGGGTCTTTTACTTAAACCATCTACTACACTAGACATACCATTCTCTTGTATGTTAGCTTGAGACGGTAAGCGTAGGGCAGGGGGTTGCTGTGATACCCCATTGAACATATTTGGTATTGACCTGTTCATCATTCCCATAATTTACCTCGCTAATATATTAAATACTGGATTACTGTCGGCTAGATTGTATTGTCTTTCCATTGCATCATAATCTTCTAGTTGTGCTTTTGCTTCTAATTCTTCTTGTTGGCTATACTTAGATGTATATTCATCTGGCAACATTCTTAGTTGAAACTTTCTAGCTGCTTTAATAGCTATGTATTGTCTAGCTGGTTGTGGAAGGTCATCCCATTCTAAGAAGAAAGTAACTGAACCAGTTAAGTCTTTATCAAACTTATAGGTTTGTTCACTACGGTTGTATAGCTTAAGTCCTCTTAAGGTTGCATCGTATGACCAAAAGTCTCTATCGACTGATACAAATAAGACATTTCTAGGGAGAATAATCTGTCCATCAGTGTCTCTAGCTAGTGGATATTTAGCATCTGTATTAAAGTAGTAGCCATAGCTTTCTACTTCTCTTGCTGTGTTATATAAAATCTGTTTGGCAACAGAAACATTAAGATCCCCAGGGACTTCAAGTGTTGATACTGGTGCTACCGAGATAGTGCTAAGCATTATATTGGCTGCTTCTAATTCACTTAGGCTTGTATAGGTTCCTAACATTTTTATTTCCTTTTAAAAGATGGAACTCCCCCGAAGGGGAGACCAAAGTTGTTACGCTGTTGTTAATTCAACTGCAGCTTCAGGACGTAAACTTCCGTGTCCTACTGCATACTTAGCTACCATTAAAGTACCCTGACGTCTGATGTCATATTCTGACTCAGCTGCAAGATCCATTAATTTAACTGTTCCACAAGAACCTTTGTGAGCTACTAAACCGACGTTATTACTAAAATCGCCTTGGTAAGCATCTGGACCTGTAGTTACATTTGTATTAGGTAGTGCATTTGTTTTAACAATTGGAAGACCAGCTACTTTCAATACTGTACCTTCTGAGATAGAACCTGCACCGTCGTACCACTGATTGATTACGGTCGTGTTTTGAGCAAGAAGGTAATATTGGGCTGGAAGGAAGAATGCATTTCTGTCATTCTCTGGTACGTTTTTCTCATCAAGTGTTTGTGATGCATCAAATAAGCCTGATGCTAGTACTGCTGAGTCTGTTGCATAGTCTGCATTAGTCAGTGTTGTACCACCTGGGTTACCAGTAATTGTTGCTGTTTCACGAGCTGACAAAGCCATAACTTGAGCAATATTTGCATCCATTGCTTTAGCTAGTTGAAAGCCAATTTCATTTGAATAGGTCGATCTAACGTCATAGTGGTTCATAGCTTCATCAATGTTAGCAATGAATGTAGATGATGTTAATAGATCGTCTATTGCGATTACACGCTCGGCATGTTGAATTTCATCACCTAGAATTTCTGTACCTGGTGAGTGATATCCGGTAGTAGCAATTCCAGTTGCTGGGAACTGAGCTGAACGACCGTTTGCGATTGTGCGTACTGTTGTTTTGTCTAAAAAGACATTGTGTTGTTGAAATGTGGCGAGCACTTCCCCGGCGAAGACTTTAAGAAATAGTGCTTTCTTGTCTGTACCTTTGTTAATCGAGCCTAGTCTACTTGCGACTGCGTCTGACATGATTGTGTTTCCTTTTAAATTATAAGATTAAATTACCATCTCACAACTTAATACTAATTCTCACGGAGTTATACCCCTCAGGGTGCTCTGTTACTTATTCTTATTTAGTGTGAAAATACCACCTGAAAAGGTGTGTAGCTACCTCTAGGACGAGGTAGACTTGAGATATGTTATTGCGTTACTTAGTTTTTTTATGCTGTCATGGAATAGTCCAAGAGCATTATTACATGTAGGACATAGTAGTCCTCTTATGTTTCCTGTTGTATGACAATGGTCTATCACTAAAGGACTATATTTAAAATCTTTATGTATTACGTCCTCAGCTTTAATACCACATACACCACAAGAGTTATTTTGTTTTTCTTTCATTGCATCAAACTGTTCTTGTGTACAGTCATATCTATATAAAGCACCTTGTATTGCTCTGCATTGTTTACAGGCTTCTCTATATTTTTGTGAGTCATTTCTAAAACTAAATTCTGTTAGTTCTTTTTCTGTATTACATTTGTTACATGTTTTCATAAGAGATCCCTTCTTATAGGTGCATGGCAGGGAAAGTCTTTCGACCCTGGATCCCCCACCACACGTTAATAGTATATCCGATTATCTGTTCATTACATAGAGAGTTACCTCGAAACCAAACCGCATTTCGGTAGCAACTGGAGTAGTCCATTTCATAGTAGATTCCTTTTTAAACTGTTTCAGAATCCAGGTCATCAGAGAGCTAAGCAAAGTCTGACTTGAGGTAATACGCCTCTTAAAAGAGGTCGTGCCTAGCCGGGAGGCTAGGACTTTTAATCTAGGAGTGCAGGGAGAATACACTGACCTAGAAACTTGAGCTTGCTACCTTAGCTTCAACCAAGGCTCTATAAGCAGGATCTGATTGATACTTACTATCAGACATTGCTTCTATCATTTGTGCTCTAGATTTGTATCCTGAACCATCAGCC